ATGAAAGTGACTTCATCTGTGGGGGATGAGTTCGAAACGGTGGATCAGATCGAGGCGTCGGTGAAACAGAGCCTGCTTTGGGCGATTTTGGCGCTGGACGATGTGATCGACAGGCTTTTGACGGGCAAAAAGGCGGGCGGGAAAGAGGTGAAACCTCTGATCGCCGACCTGATGCGTGCGAAACTGGCCGCGGTGACGGAAAGGCAGAAACTCGATGACGAAAAACGCAAACGTGGGGAACTCGGCGGCGGAGAGATCGACTTTGACGCCGCGCGATCTGAGATCCTTGATCGGCTGGCTCGCCTCAAGGCCGCAAGCCGAGCAGAGTGAGTTTTTGGAGAGCTTGGGGGAGGGGGCGCTGATGGCGCTCCCTTACCTGTTCGAGGCTTGGGCTTTGGATCATCAATTGCCGTCCGAGGGCGCGTGGCGCACATGGGTGATCATGGGCGGGCGCGGCGCGGGCAAGACGCGGGCGGGGTCCGAATGGGTGCGCGCGATGGTTGAGGGGAGCCGGGCCACACAGCCGGGCCGCGCGAAACGGGTGGCCCTGATCGGCGAGACCTATGATCAGGCGCGCGAGGTGATGGTGTTTGGCGACAGTGGGATTCTGGCCTGCTCGCCGCCGGATCGGCGGCCGAAATGGTCGGCGACGCGGCGGACGTTGGTTTGGCCCAACGGCGCGGAGGCGACGGTGTTTTCCGGCAATGATCCGGAGGCGTTGCGGGGCCCGCAATTCGATGCCGCCTGGGTCGATGAACTGGCGAAATGGCGCAAGCCGCAGGAGGCCTGGGACATGCTGCAATTCGGGCTGCGGCTTGGCGACGATCCGCGTGCGGTGGTGACGACCACGCCCAGAAATGTGGGGATTCTGAAATCGCTTTTGGGGCGCAGGTCCACCGTGACGACGCACGCGCCGACCGAGGCGAACGCGGCCAATCTGGCGGCGTCGTTCTTGGAAGAGGTCAAGGCGCGCTACGCGGGCACGCGACTGGGGCGGCAGGAATTGGACGGGGTTTTGCTCGACGAGGAAGAGGGGGCCTTGTGGTCTCTGGCACGGATCGAGGCGACGCGGGTCAAGGACGTGCCGGAGCTGGACCGGATCGTCGTGGCGGTGGACCCGCCGGTGACCGGGCATAAGGGATCGGACGAATGCGGGATTGTCGTGGTCGGCGCGGTGACCAAGGGGGCGCCGCAAAACTGGTGTGCCTATGTGTTGGAGGATGCCTCTGTGTCGGTCTCCTCCCCGACGGTCTGGGCCGAGGCAGCGATCAACGCGCTGGAGCGTTGGGAGGGGTATAAGATCGTGGCGGAGGTGAACCAGGGCGGTGATTTGGTGGAAACGGTGATCCGGCAGATTGACCCGTTGGTGCCCTATAAATCGGTGCGTGCGACACGCGGCAAGGCGGCGCGGGCGGAACCGGTGGCCGCACTTTACGATCAGGGGCGGGTGATCCACACGCGCGGGCTTGGCGATCTGGAGGATCAGATGATCAAGATGACGGCGCAGGGCTATCAGGCACCGGGGTCGCCGGACCGGCTGGATGCGCTCGTGTGGGCGGTGCATGAGCTGATGATTCTGCCCGCGGCCGGGGTGGGGCGGCCACGGATCAGGACATTGGGATGATGTCAGACCTCGCCTTCGGGCGGGGTTTTTTGTTGTTGTGCGACAGTCCTTAAAGTGCGGTGAAGATAGGCGCGCGCAAGTGCGTATTGCAGGGAAAGGCTCAGGAAACCGCCAATACCGAGGGCGAGCGAAAGAGCTGAGCTGAGTTTGAGCCAGCCGATTTCGGGTTTCATCAGGCTGAAGGGGATGAGTATCACGCCGGCGCTGAGCAGGATCAAGGTAAGACGGATTTGACAGACGCCCCAGGATGTCCAGCGCAAGCGAAGCCGTGCCTGCGGAGTGATGTGCCCGTCAAGAACGAAAGACAGCCAGTTCGCAGCTCTTAAGGAACTGAAAGAGAGTTTTTCGTAGGTAAGGCTCTCTGCCTCGGTTGACGACAGACGCGAGAGCGCAGGATGCCGTCTTTCGAGTGGCGCGTCGATCTCCGTCAGGCGAAGGATCAGAGGCAAAGGCCGTATTGAACCGAAACGCATCGCTGCAAAATTCTTTCTCTGAAGCATTTCAAATCAGTGAAGGCGATTGAGACCCGAGAGGCAAGAGAGAAGGAGAGTTTCCTCATATTTTTCATTAAAACAAGGGGTTTCAAGGGTGTTGCGCGCGGCATCCCCCAGCGCACGCCCTGCTCAGAACTTCTTTTACCCTCTCCTTTAGAACTCATTTCACCGAAGGCGCGGATGGCTCTCACGAGGGCGGCGCCTATCGGGAGCGACCCGGGCGGGTGCGGGCTGGACGCGGCGGATGTTCACGCCGGTCCCCCGTCCGGGAGCAAGGATTTGAGCGATTGGCAGGTCGAGAAATTGGACCGGAAGATGAGGAGAGACACGGATATGGTGTTTGACTTTCTGAAACGGGGCGCAGAGGTGATGCCCGAAACGAAAGCCTCGGCGACCGGACCGGTTGTTGCGGCGGTTTCGGGCGTTGGCCGCGTGGCGTGGAGCCCGCGGGACACGGTGAGCCTCACGCGTGTGGGCTTTACCGGCAACCCGGTCGGGTTTCGTGCGGTCAAGCTGATCGCGGAAGCGGCGGCGGCGCTGCCTCTGGTGTTGCAGAACCGCTCGGAACGGTTTGAAGAGCATCCGCTGTTGAAAGTGATCACCCGTCCGAACCCGGCGCAGGGGCGGGCCGAGTTGTTCGAGGCGCTCTATGCGCATTTCCTTCTGTCCGGCAACGGCTATCTCGAAGCGGTTGGCGAATGGGGGCAGGTGCCTCAGGAGTTGCATGTGCTGCGCTCGGATCGCATGGCTCTGGTGCCCGGCGCGGATGGCTGGCCGGTGGCCTATGAATATTCGGTGAGCGGGCGCAAACATCGCTTTGCGGTGACTGAAGGCCATTCTCCGATCTGTCACATCAAGGCGTTTCACCCCTCGGACGACCATTACGGTCTCTCTCCCATTCAGGCGGCGGCGACGGCGATCGATGTGCATAATGCGGCGTCGCGCTGGTCGAAATCTTTGCTGGACAATGCGGCGCGGCCCTCGGGGGCGATTGTTTACAAGGGCGCGGATGGCAATGCGTCGATGAGCGCGGATCAGTATGACCGCCTGCTCTCGGAGATGGAAAGCCATCATCAGGGCGCGCGCAATGCCGGGCGGCCGATGCTCTTGGAAGGCGGTCTGGATTGGAAACCGATGGGGTTCAGCCCGTCGGATATGGAATTCCAGAAAACCAAGGAGGCGGCGGGGCGCGAGATCGCTTTGGCCTTCGGGGTGCCGCCGATGCTTTTGGGCATTCCGGGCGACATGACCTACGCGAATTATCAGGAAGCGAACCGGGCGTTTTACCGGCTGACCGTTCTGCCGCTGGTGCAGAAGGTGACGGCGGCGATCGGGCATTGGCTGTCTGAGATGACGGGCGAGGCGGTCGAGCTGAAACCCGATCTGGATCAGGTGCCGGCGCTGTCGACGGAGCGCGATGCGCAATGGAACCGGATCGCGAGCGCGGATTTCCTCACCGATGACGAGAAGCGGGCGATGCTGGGACTGCCGCCTTTGATGCCCGATCTTCCCGAACCTGAGTGCGAGGAGCTGCCGGAAGAGGCGCCTTTCGAGGAGGTCGAGGACGAACCGGAACTGCCGTTTGAGGAGGAAAGCTCCGAGGATGCGCCCGAGGAAGGGAACTGAGATGCAGAAGGATTTCTACAGCGGCCTTGAGCACAAATTCGCCCGTTTGGGCGAAGATGTGAAGGTTGAAAACGGTGTAAAGATAGAGGGTTACGCCTCGCTCTTCGGGTGTCGCGACACTGGCGGCGACATCGTTGTGAAGGGCGCTTATGCCAAGTCTCTGGCGGCGCTCAAGGCCAAGGGGCGCTCGGTCAAGATGCTGTGGCAGCACGACCCGGCGCAGCCCATCGGGATCTGGGACGAGGTGCGCGAGGATGCGCGCGGTCTCTATGTCAAAGGACGTTTGCTGACCGATCTGCAAAAGGGTCGCGAGGCGGTGGCGCTGATCGAGGCGGGGGCGATTGACGGTCTGTCGATCGGCTACCGGACGCTGCGCGCCCAGAAGGATCAGAAAGGCGCACGCCTTTTGTCGGAACTGGAGCTTTGGGAGGTGTCTTTGGTGACCTTTCCGATGCTGCCGGAAGCGCGGCTCAGTGCGGAGGCGAAAGGCGCGGATGCGCTCATGGCTGAGGCAATGCTGCGCGATCTCGCGGATGCTTTGAACGGCGCCCGCAAGCTGCTGGCCGGAGGTGGCTTCAGGGATGACTGAGGCCAGCGCATTCACCCGCGAAACCCAACATCAGGACAAAGGAATGTTTGGATGAGCAACCCCGAAAGAGCGGCCCGACAGTCGGGTCCGGCCCCGGATCTGACCCCAAATCTGACCCGTGAGGTGAAGACCGCGCTGGCCGGTTTCATGAGTGATCTCAACTACTTTCAGACCGAAATCAAATCGAAACTTCAAAAGCAGGAAGAGCGACTGACCATGCTTGATCGTAAATCTCACACCTACGCCGGTAATCTGACACGTCCGGCCCTGTCTGCCGCGCAAGAGGTGGATATGTCCCACAAATCGGCCTTCACCACCTATGTGCGCAATGGCGATGACGATGCGCTGCGCGGTCTGGCGCTTGAGGGCAAATCCATGTCCACCGCCGTGAATGGCGATGGCGGGTACCTCGTCGATCCGCAGACCTCCGACGTGATCAAATCGGTGCTGAAATCCACCGCCTCGATCCGCTCGATTGCCAATGTCGTCAATGTCGAAGCAACCTCTTACGACGTGCTGATCGACACCACCGATCTGGGCTCCGGCTGGGTCACCGAGACCGGCACCCTGTCCGAGACCGCGACGCCGACCATCGACCGCATCTCGATCCCGCTTTACGAGCTTTCCGCTCTGCCGAAAGCCTCACAGCGTCTGCTGGACGACAGCGCCTTCGACATCGAGGGCTGGCTCGCGGGTCGCATCGCCGACAAATTCGTCTCTGCCGAAGCCTCCGCCTTTATCAATGGCGACGGTGTCGACAAGCCGACCGGCATTTTGAACCACACTCAAGTGGCCAATGACAGCTGGGCCTGGGGCTCTTTGGGCTATATCGCGACCGGCACCGACGGTGCGTTTGACGGTACCAACCCGGCGGATGCCATCGTTGAACTGGTCTACGCGCTGGGCGCGCAGTACCGCGCCAACGGCACCTTCGTGATGAATTCGAAGACCGCAGGTCAGGTTCGCAAGCTCAAGGATGCGGATGGCCGTTTCCTCTGGTCCGATGGTCTGGCCGCTGGTGAGCCGGCGCGTCTGATGGGCTACCCGGTTCTGATCGCCGAAGATATGCCGGACATCGCGTCTGACGCGGCGGCCATTGCCTTCGGTGACTTTGCCTCCGGCTACACCGTCGCTGAACGCCCGGATGTGCGCATTCTGCGCGATCCGTTCTCCGCGAAACCGCATGTTCTCTTCTATGCGACCAAACGCGTGGGCGGTGATGTCTCCGACTTCGCAGCGATCAAACTTCTGAAGTTCGGCGTCTCCTAAGACACCCTGACTGACTATGCCCTTGTCCTCCTGTTTTACGCATGGGGACAGGGGCGGCGGATGCGCGGTCCAATTCACCCGTGTTGTCTAGCAGCTCCCCCTCCGTCCGAGCAGCAAGGGGGGTCGCGCGTCCGTTCATACGAAACAAGGGGGCCCGGATACGGAGTTGTACCATGATGTTGATGGAGCAGACCCAGGTGGCCACGGCGGCGCTGCCGGTCGCTGAGTTCAGGGACCATATGAGACTTGGCACCGGGTTTGACGACGACGGGGTTCAGGACGGGGTTCTGGAAAGCTTTCTGCGGGCGGCCATGGCGGCGGTCGAGGCGCGCACCAACAAGGTGCTGATCACCCGCGATTTTCTTTACACGGTCACCGCATGGCGCGATCTGAGCGCGCAGGTTTTGCCGGTGGCGCCCGTCACGGCTGTGGCGAGCTTTGTCATCGTGGACCGGCTTGGGGCCGAGACCACGGTGGACAGCGCGAAATACATGCTGGAACCGGATATGCACCGGTCGCGTGTGGTTTCGACCGGCTTTGTCCTGCCGCAAATCCCGGTGGCGGGTCAGGCGAAATTCACCTTCACCGCCGGGTTTGCCGATACATGGGGCGCTCTGCCCGCCGATCTGGCGCAGGCGGTGTTTCTTCTGGCCGCGCATTACTACGAGCACCGTCACGAGACGGTGGTGGGCGAGGCGACCATGCCGTTTGGTGTCAGCACGCTTTTGGAGCGCTATCGCAACCTGCGTCTCTTCGGAGGGCGGAGCTGATGTCGGCGGTGGTGCATCTCAATCGCAAGCTGGTGCTTGAGGAGGCGCAACGCACCTCTGACGGCGCGGGCGGTTATGTCGAAACCTGGGTTCAGCTCGGCGCGCTCTGGGCGGCGATTCAGGCGGGGACGGGGTCCGAGACCTCCGAGGATTTCCTCACCGTCTCGCGGGTTCCGATGAAGATCGTGGTGCGCGGTGCGCCGGTGGGATCGAAACGGCGTCCGAAACCGGATCAGCGTTTTGTCGAGGGCGGGCGGGTGTTTCGCATTCTCGCCGTCACAGAGATGGATGCACAGGGACATTACCTGACCTGCAATGCGCGTGAGGAGGTGACGTCATGAGCTACGGAGTGGCGGCGGCCCTTCAGACGGCGGTTTTTCAGGCGCTGGCCGCGGATGCGACGCTCGACGGCTTGGTCGGCGGCGCGATCTATGACGCGGCCCCTGCGGGCACCATCCCGGCGCTTTACGTCAGCCTCGGGCCGGAGGATGTCACCGACGCTTCCGACAAGACCGGGCATGGCGCGCGGCATGAGTTCACCGTGTCGGTCGTGTCCGACAGCGCGGGGTTTCTCACCTCGAAACAGGTGGCCGCGCGCCTTTCGGACATCCTCGTGGATGCCGATTTGACCCTCTCGCGGGGCACGCTTGTCGGCCTCTGGTTCGTGTCGGCCAAGGCCCGGCGCGTTCAGGACAGCGATGTGCGCAGGATCGACCTGAAATTCCGCGCGCGCGTCGAAGACAACTGATTTTCCAAGACGGAGTAAACGACCATGGCTGCCCAAAACGGCAAAGACCTCCTGATCAAGCTGGACATGAACGGGTCCGGCACGTTTGAAACCATCGCAGGCCTGCGCGCCACGCGGATTTCCTTCAACGCGGAAAGCGTCGATGTCACCTCGCTGGAAAGCTCGGGCGGCTGGCGCGAGCTTCTGGGCGGTGCGGGCGTGAAAAGCGCCACGATCTCCGGCTCGGGCGTGTTCAAGGACGAGAGCACCGACGAGCGCGCGCGCCAGATCTTTTTCGACGGCGAAGTGCCGGAGTTTCAGGTCATCATCCCGGATTTCGGCACGGTGCAGGGCGCGTTCATGATCACCTCGATCGAATACGCGGGCTCGTACAATGGCGAGGCGACCTATGAGCTGGCGATGGCGTCCGCGGGCGCGCTGAGCTTCACGGCGGTGTAAACCATGGCGAACCCCTTCCAAGGCGAAGTGGCGCTGACGTTGAACGGCGAACGCCACGTTCTCAAACTGACCCTTGGGGCTTTGGCCGAACTGGAGGCCGGGCTCGAAGTCGACACGCTGGTGGCGCTTGTCGAGCGCTACGAGGCGGGACGGTTTTCTTCGGCGGATGTGCTGCGCATCGTCGTGGCGGGGCTCCGGGGCGGCGGCTGGAAGGGCGGCTATGACGACATCCTGACCGCGGAGATCGCGGGCGGCCCGCTGGAGGCGGCCCGCGTGGGCGCAGAGCTGATCGCGCGCGCCTTCACGGTGCCCGCGTAAACTCGAAGGGAGAACGTCATGGGGATGATTTCGGACAAGGGCGGGTTCGAATGGCCCGCGCTGATGCGGCTCGGGATCAAGGGGCTGGGGCTGAGGCCCTCTGAGTTCTGGGCGCTCACCCCGGCCGAGCTTTTGCTCATGCTGGGGGCGGGCAGCGGCACGGCACCGATGGGCCGCGCGCGGCTTGAGGAACTGGCGAAGGCCTTTCCCGACGAAGATGGAATGAAAGGGCAAGATCATGGCTGACGAGTTGAACGGCACGGATATCAACGGCTTGAGCATCTTCGAGGATCGGGTCGAACAGATGGAGAGCGCCATCGGCGGGGCGGAGGCCATGGCGGCAGCGTTCAATCAGGAAATGCTGCGGCTTCAGGCGACGGTGGCGGAGACGCAACGTGAGGTCTCGAAGCTCGAAAGCGGCATTTCGCGCGGCCTCAAGAAGGCGATCGACGGGCTGGTGTTCGACGGCGACACGCTGGCCGAGGCGTTGAAAGGGCTTGGGCAGTCGATGCTGGTGGCGGCCTATAACGCCGCCGTGACGCCGGTGACGAGCCATTTCGGATCGGTGTTGGGCTCCGGGCTCGAAGGCATCATCCAGAGCCTTCTGCCCTTCGAGAAGGGCGGGGCTTTTGCGCAGGGCAAGGTCATGCCTTTCGCCAACGGCGGCGTGGTGTCCAGCCCGACCTATTTCCCGATGCGCGGCGCCACGGGGCTGATGGGAGAGGCCGGCGCTGAGGCGATCATGCCGCTCACCCGTGGCGCCAATGGCAAGCTTGGCGTGCAGGCGTCAGGGGCGTCGCGGCCCGTCAATATCACGATGAATGTGACCACGCCCGATGTCGCGGGCTTCCAGCGCAGCCAGTCGCAGGTGGCCGCCCAGTTGAGCCGCGCCTTGGGCCGTGGTTCGCGCAACCAGTAACGCAATCGGACATTTAAGGCGCCATTCGGAGGGTAGACCATGGGTTTTCATGATGTGAGATTTCCGGCCAATCTGAGCTTTGGCTCCGTCGGCGGACCGGAGCGGCGCACCGATGTGGTGACGCTCGCGAACGGGTTCGAAGAGCGCAACACGCCCTGGGCGCATTCGCGCCGCCGCTATGATGCGGGGCTGGGGATGCGTTCGCTCGACGACATTGAAACGCTGATTGCGTTTTTCGAGGCGCGGCAAGGCCAGCTCTATGGGTTTCGCTGGAAGGACTGGTCGGATTACAAGACCTGCAAACCCTCCGTTGCGACCGGTTTCGAGGATCAGGTGATCGGCGAGGGCGATGGTGAGACCACGGTGTTTCAGCTTTCGAAAACCTACCGCTCCGGCACGACCGCCTATGTCCGTCCGATCAAGAAACCAGTGCTGGGCACGGTTCTGATCGGTGTCGGCGGGCAGCAGGCGTTTGAGGCGGTCGAATGGGAGGTGGACACCACCACCGGCCTGGTTACCTTTGGCATGCCACCCACTGGCGGGGCCGAGATCACCGCAGGCTTCGAATTCGACGTGCCGGTGCGGTTCGACACCACCAGCATTTCGACGTCGGTCTCTTCGTTTCAGGCGGGCGAAGTGCCGAACGTGCCGGTTGTGGAGGTGCGTGTCTGATGGCCTTTTCCGAAGAGCTTCAAACCCATCTCGCCTCGGGCGTGACGACGCTGTGCCGGGCCTGGGCCTTGGTGCGGCGCGATGGCGAGACCTATGGATTCACCGATCACGACAACGACCTGACGTTCGAGGGTGTGACGTTCAAGGCCGACACAGGCCTGACCGCCAATGCGCTTGAGCAATCCACCGGGCTTTCGGTCGACAACACCGAGGCGCTGGGCGCGCTTTCCGCTGCGGCGGTGACCGAAGAGGACATCCGCGCCGGGCGGTTCGACGGGGCGCATGTGCGCTCCTGGCTGGTGAACTGGGCCGACGTCTCTGAACGTGCGCTGCTGTTTCAGGGCAGCTTTGGCGAGATCACCCGTGTGTCGGGCGGATTTCGCGCCGAGCTGCGCGGCCTGACCGAGGAGTTGAACCAGCCGCAGGGCCGGGTCTATCAGGCCGGGTGCTCCGCCATTCTGGGCGGCACGGGCTGTGGCTTTGACACGTTGCAGCCCGGCTATGTCACCGAAGTGGCGGTCGAGAGTGTCGAGAAGGGTAAGATCTTTGCTTTCGCCGATCTCACCGGCTTTGACGACCGCTGGTTCGAGCGGGGTCGTTTCACGGTGCTAACGGGCGCGGCGGCGGGGCTTGTGGGGCTCGTGAAGAACGATCGTCTCTCCGCCGATGGTCGCAGGGTCGAGCTTTGGGAAGAGCTGCGCGCCGAGATTGCCCCGGGCGACACGATCCGCATCGAAGCGGGCTGTGACAAACGCGCGACGACCTGTCGGCTCAAGTTCGACAACTTCCTGAATTTCCGGGGCTTCCCGCATATTCCGGGCGATGATTGGCTGGCCTCCTATCCGGTGCGCAGCGGCAAGAACGATGGCAGCAGCCGTTCCGGGGGACTGTTCGACCTGAGTGATTTTGAAAGCCCGTTTTGAGGGAGAGGCAGATGACTGATTTGAGGATTGCGGAGCGCGCCCGGGCCTGGATCGGCACGCCCTACCTGCATCAGGCCTCCTGCAAGGGGGCGGGGACGGATTGTCTTGGGTTGCTGCGCGGCATCTGGCGCGAGGTGTATGGTGCCGAACCCATCGGGATTCCGGCCTATACGGCAGACTGGAGCGAACCGCAGCGGGACGAAAGCCTGTTGCGTGCCGCGCAGTCCATTCTGATCGAGAAACCGCTCGCCGAGATGGTCTCGGGCGATGTGTTGCTGTTCCGGATGCGGCAGGGCGCGGTGGCCAAGCATCTTGGCGTGCTGGGCCGGGTCGGAGACGCGCCGACATTTATCCATGCCTATAGCGGTCATGGCGTTCTTGAGAATGCCCTGAGCGCGCCCTGGCGTCGCCGGATCGTCCGGTGTTTCGCCTTTCCATCCGTTCACGACAGCGAGGGAGATCTCTGATGGCGACGATCGTACTTTCCGCCGCAGGCGCAGCGCTTGGGGCCTCCGTCGGGGGCGGTGTCTTCGGGCTTTCTTCCGTGGTGATCGGCCGGGCGATCGGCGCGACCATCGGTCAGGCCATCGACCAGCGCCTGATGGGCGTCGGCAGCCAGACCGTCGAAACCGGACGGGTCGAACGGTTTCGCCTCACCGGTGCCTCCGAAGGTACGGCGGTGGCGCAGGTCTATGGCCGGATGCGGGTTGGCGGTCAGGTGATCTGGGCGACGGAGTTTCAGGAGAACACATCGAAGAGCAAGGTGGGCGGCAAGGGCACCGCGCCCAGCACGACGGTGAAGGAATACAGCTATTCCGTCTCGCTTGCCGTGGCGCTTTGCGAGGGCGAGATCATTCGTGTGGGCCGGGTCTGGGCCGATGGCTCGGAGATCGACAAAAGCACTCTGACCATGCGGGCCTACACCGGCTCCGAGGACCAGTTGCCGGATGCCAAGATCGAGGCGGTCGAGGGCGCGGGGACGGTGCCGGCCTATCGCGGCATCGCCTATGTGGTGCTTGAGGATGTGGATCTGACGCCCTTCGGCAACCGCGTGCCGCAGTTCACTTTCGAGGTGATCCGCGCGGATCAGGCCGAGGCCCCCTCCGATCTCACCCATCTGGTGCCCGCCGTGGCAATGATCCCCGGCACCGGCGAATATGCTTTGGCGACCGAACCGGTGTATCTGAAGGACGGGGCGGGCGGTGTGCTTGTCTCCAACATGAATTCCGCCTCGGGGCAGAGCGATTTCACCACCTCGCTCGACACCATGACCGAGGAATTACCGAACTGTGGCTCGACCTCGCTTGTGGTGTCGTGGTTCGGGAGCGATCTGCGCTGTAGCACATGTCAGATTCAGCCCAAAGTCGAACAAACGGCACGCGACTCCAGGGATATGGCGTGGAAGGTCTCCGGGCTGACACGCGCCACTGCGGCCACGATCCCGCGCGATGCGGAGGATCGGGTGATCTATGGCGGCACGCCGACCGATCAGTCGGTGGTGCAGGCGATCCGGGCGCTGCATGAGGCGGGGCAGGAGGTGATGTTCTACCCGTTCATCCTGATGGATCAGATGGAGGGCAACGGGTTGATTGATCCGTGGACCGGCGAAGAAGAGCAACCGGCTTTGCCCTGGCGTGGGCGGATCACCACGTCTTTGGCGCCCGGTGTGGCGGGCACGACGGACGGCACCGCCGCTGCCGAGGCCGAGGTTGCAGCGTTTTTCGGCACCGCACAGGTGAGCGATTTCACCCCGCTGAGCCGGACCGTGAGCTATAGTGGGCCTGCGGAGTTTTCCTTCCGCCGGATGATCCTGCATTACGCGCATCTCTGTGCACTGGCGGGGGGCGTCGAGTCCTTCTGTATCGGTTCCGAGATGCGTTCTCTCACCCGGATTCGCGGCGTCTCGGGATTTCCGGCGGTGGATCATTTGATCCAGCTCGCGGCCGATGTGCGCACCATTCTCGGACCCGCGTGCAAGATCGGCTATGCCGCCGACTGGTCGGAATATTTCGGCTATCAGGCCGACGGCAATCTCTATTACAACCTCGATCCCTTGTGGGCCGACGCCAATATCGACTTCATCGGCATCGACAATTACATGCCGCTGTCGGACTGGCGCGAGGGTGACGATCACCTCGATGCGGATTGGGGTTCGATTTACAATCTCGACTACCTCAAATCCAATATCGAGGGTGGCGAGGGCTATGACTGGTATTACGCGCATGAGAACCATGACGCGGCCCAGATCCGCACGCCGATCGCTGATGGCGCCTATGGCGAGGATTGGGTGTACCGCTACAAGGACATGCGCGGCTGGTGGCAGAACGACCACCACGAGCGGATCAATGGGGTGCGCAGCGAGACACCGTCGCTTTGGGTGCCGCGATCGAAACCGATCTGGTTCACCGAATTCGGCTGTGCCGCGATCGACAAGGGCACCAACGAGCCGAACAAGTTCCTCGATGCGAAATCCTCGGAAAGCGCGCTTCCGGCCTATTCGAACGGGCGGCGCGACGATTTCATCCAGTTGCAATATGTCCGGGCGATGACCGAATATTGGGGAGATACGGCGCATAACCCGACCTCCGATGTCTATGGCGGTGCGATGATCGACATGAGCCGCGCCCATCTCTGGGCCTGGGATGCGCGGCCTTACCCGACTTTCCCGTCGACCACCTCCGTGTGGTCGGATGGTGACAATTACGCCCGTGGTCATTGGCTCAACGGCCGCTCCACCGCGCGCTCACTGGCCGATGTTGTGACCGAGATCTGCGCCCGCTCCGGGGTAGATGAGATTGACACGTCTGAGCTTTGGGGCGTGCTGCGCGGTTATAGCGTCTCCGACATTTCCGGCGCGCGGTCGGCGCTGCAACCCCTGATGCTGGCCTATGGGTTCGAGGCGATCGAGCGTGAGGGACAGTTGGTGTTCCGGTCGCGGGATGGCAAATCCATGCTCGATCTGAGTGAAGACCAACTGGCCGACAGCGAGGAGCTCGACGGCATTCTGGAACGCGTGCGCGCCCCCGAGGCTGAGGTCGCGGGACGGGTACAACTCACCTTCGTGGATGCCGATGACGACTATGGCGCACGCTCCGAGGAGGCGATTTTTCCGGATGAGGAAACCCGGCTGATCTCGCGCTCCGAATTGCCTCTGGCGCTCAGCCGGGCCGAGGGGCGGCAGATCACCGAGCGCTGGCTGTCCGAATCCCGCGTGGCGCGCGACACGGCGCGGTTCGCCCTGCCGCCTTCGCTGATGGCGGTGGGTGCAGGCGATGTGATCATGCTCAGGAGCGCGGAGGGCGATCTGCGCTACCGGATCGACCACGTCACCCTCGGCGCGCAGCAACAGATTGAGGCGGTCCGCGTCGAACAGGAGATCTATGAGCCCTCCGAGGCGGTCGAGGAGATCGTCGAGGCCAAGGCCTTCTCCGCCCCCGTGCCGGTCTATCCGCTGTTTCTCGATCTGCCGCTTCTGACCGGCAGTGAGGTGCCCTATGCGCCGCATATCGCGGTGACGGCGGACCCCTGGCCGGGATCGGCGGCGGTCTATGCCTCGGCTTCCGACAGCGGCTATGAACTGAACACACTCCTGCCGATCTGGTCCACCATCGGGGTCACGTTGACGGCGCTGGAGGCGGCCACGCCCGGTCTCTGGGATCGCGGCGCTGCGCTTCGGGTCCGATTGACCAAGGGGGAGCTGTCCTCCGCGGAGATGCTCGATGTGCTCAATGGCGACAATGTCGCGGTGATCGGCGATGGCACCTCGGCCAATTGGGAAGTGTTCCAGTTCGCCACGGCCGAGCTGGTCGCGCCGCTGACCTACGATCTGACGCTCAGGCTGCGCGGGCAATTGGGCTCTGACGGTCTAGGCACGGGCGGGCTGACGCCCGGCTGGTCCATCGGATCGCGTTTTGTGCTCCTGGACAGCACGTTGCGGCAGATCGACATTGCGCAATCCGCGCGCGGGTTGGCCTGGCATTACCGCATCGGCCCGGCCAGCCGGGGCTATGACGATCCGAGCTACGAGCATTATGTCGAGGCCTTCGACGGCATCGGCCTGCGCCCCTATGCCCCTGCGCATCTCAGCGCCCGGCACACAAGCTCCGGCGATACGGAGGTGAGCTGGGTCCGGCGCACGCGGATCGACGGCGACAGTTGGCAATCCTACGAGGTGCCGCTGGGCGAGGCCATCGAACTGTATCTTGTGCGGGTGGTGCAAGGCGGGGCTGTCCTGCGCGAGACCACCGTCACCAGCCCGGCCTGGACCTACACGGCCGGACAGAAATCGAGCGACGGTGTGACTGGCGCTTATGACATCCACGTTGCCCAAATCTCCGACAGCTTCGGGGTGGGCCTCTTCCGGGAGATCGAGATCCATGACTGA